GTGGGTGTTGGCCAACGCTTGAGTGATAGAAAGTCGGGCTACATCGATCAGCTCTTTTCTTTCCATTAGATCACCACGAAGTTAGGTTTAAGGATGCCGGAACATTGTTGATTCCAGGCTTGGCCGTAATTATCACCCGAATACGTCAACGCTTCCAATTTGTACGCTCCGTTCAAGTGGGGTGCGAATTTTGATTTAATGGAACATAGGCCGCCGATTTTTAGCGCCGGGTTCATAAGCGTTTCGAATGTTATTCTGAATTGCTCGCGCTCGGGTGTGCTTACCATGCCGGTTTCTGCCGATACTTCAGGAACGAAAGAGCTGGTTACCTCGTCACTACCAAGAACATAAAGCGCTTCATCACGAATAAACCAGGTCTGGCCATTGCTGATTGAACTATCTAAAAGCGTGGCCGGGTCACCTACCAGCACTTTAGGTCGGGCCAATTGCGTTTGTTTGGAAATCTTACCGGTGCCAGTATTCGGCATTTGCCCCAAAATCGCATTGATTGAGTCGTTATTCGAAATAGTGCTAATAAATGCGTTTGTTATATCGTACATGCCATCAAGGCAATAAAGTTCTGTGACAATATCCGGGCCATCTTTTCTGTTCGAGCCCCGCTGAATTGAGCCTTTGAATATCGTTTCAATACTGTTTTCGTAACCGATAGACAACGTGATCGGAATATATTTTATTTGCTCGTTGTCTTTAGTAAGCGCCAATCGGTTTTTTTCATTCAGATTGTAAACGTTGATCGTTGCTTTATTCAATCCACCAGCAATCGATTTTAGAACGTCGAACACGATTTTGACTGGTGAGCCAAATTCAATAACTTGGCCGTCAACCTGTATTCTTAATTTAAACTCGCGGTTAAATCGGGACATCTTGCCCCCGTATTAGCTCCATGTCGTCACGCTGAAACATGTATAAAGCAACGCGCCCTTCGCTAAAATCATCGATCCTGTACGGGTCTAGGCCGCGTCCCGACTGGTCGATAACAGTGAAATCAAACGGGTAATTAGTCGACTGCATATGCAAAACGTTAAGCGACAATTTAAAGCCAGTTGCTTGTTTGTTGTCATAGTCTATGTCGATAGTCCATATCTCAGCAGTCGGTAAAAACCGCAATACCGCATTCACCTCTTTACCATCCAGCAATAGGACGTGCCGTTGGTGTGCCTCGCTTGTGATGTTAGTGACTTTAATCATAGCCCTATAGCCCTTTTGATGGTCGTTGCTAGAGACTCATCAACCTTTTCGCCCGTCTGTGCACCTTTCGATGTCTCGACTTGTAGCTGGCCGTTGGTACCATCAGCAGGATTAGGCGCACTCGCAAGCTCTGTAAATACAGTTGTGGCAAATCTAAATTCTATCGCCTCGATTGAAAACTGAGTTGACTCCGTGCTGTTATTGTGACGAACTTCGAAGGAAGTCATGACCATGTTTTCATATAATCGATACTCGGTCTCAATTGGAAATAGCTGCTTGCCATAAAACAGCGAATCCATGGCATCAATGAATAATTCACGATTGCCTTTGGATGAGTTGTCTTTATTGCCGAAGAAGTTAACGACGCTCTCACCAGCTCCTATAAGCGCGTCAGCAGCACGAACAACGTCAGCAATGTCATTTGCTAGGGCGTTAGCTTGTTGCACTTGCGACTGTGTTTTAGGTGGTGCGTACTGTGTAATTTTACCAACGGTAGATTGGGTTCGTTTTAGTTCAGCAAGTATCGGTGAAGGCTCAACAAAGATATCTGAAACATCGCCCTGGATCGATAGCCGAACCGGGTTAAGAATTATATGATCATTAACAAATGAGCCATCTTCAACCGGCGTCATGGGCGAATCGGAGGTTTTTGATGTCCTTTCTTCTATGCGAACGAGTGCGGAAAACCCACCAATACCAATACGTTTAGTCGGTGTCTTCTCAAATTTACGGTTTAGATAATCCTCAATTCTAGCCATTATTGCCCACCAGCCCTTGATTGAGTGTCAGCATTTTCGAGCTGTCTTTGTAAGTTTTCGCTTACGGCTTGCCCCGCCGCAAGTGGGTCATTGGTGTTAATGGTAATGGCCACATCTTGGTTTACTGAGTTTGTGTTAGTTGTTGGGTTGCTGAATGAGCCACCGCTAAACAACCGCTGAAAGCCTTGCCCGGTAGCACTAAACATATCGCCTAGACTGCTGCCAATTTTGCCAAAATTCAGACTAACCAAATCAGTAATCAGGGTACCCATTAATTCAAGCGCCAGGTTTATTTCATTGAGCACCGGCAGTATATCAACACCTAAAAACTGATCGAAGAAAGTAGCAATAACAGAGTCGCCGCCGTTCATCGCCGTTACGAGGTCATCCACAACCAAAACAATTGCGGCTATTGTTGCGGCTACTGGGGCAATTGCTACACCGGCAGCGGCTACCGCGAGTAAGAATACCGGCTTGGCATTTCCGCCCGATATAGCGTCGACAAAATCAAAAATTGCCCCGGCTGTATTTCCAATTGCGTCACCAATTTCAACAACGATATCAATCGTTTGGGCGGCTACGTTGGTGATCCAGTCTTTATTTTCAGCAATTAGTTTGGTGAAATTATTAGTTAGTTCGGTAAGCGTTGGCGCGAAACCAACCGCGATAGCCTGTTTAACACCACTAATAGCAAAGCGCTGTTTGTTCAATGCAGCATTGTATTCAATTATTTGTTCTGATTGTTCGCCTGTTAACGTGCCAAGCATTCGAGCCTCAGCGGTTAAGTCTGCTATCTCACTTGATGATTTGTTAAGCATTTGAACAAGCGTGGCATCAATACCCAATGATTGAGCGATTGACTCTTGCTCCAACATCGAAAGGTTAAGCTCTTTGAACCTGTCGCCCATTTCCCCCAATACATCATCAGCGTTCTTTATTTGCCCGGATGAATCTCGAACAGAGATACCAAGGCGGCTAAAATCGTCGCTGCCTTTTAAAGCAGCGTCACCGATAGTTTGGGACAGGGAAAGTATAGAGCCTTGCATAGCTCCAATAGAACTACCTGACTGAGTAGCAATGAAACCAAGCTCTTGTATTCGACCAATAGCAACGTCAGACCGTTTTGCTATTTGAGCTAAAGGGTCAAGTGCTTGCAAGGCGCTTGATGACCACTTTGTAAAAGCAGCAGCCCCAGCTAATAACGCAACGGAAAAAGCAGCACTTAATTTAATAGCGCTGCCCATGCCTTTATTAAAAGTAAACAGTGGAGCCGTTGACCCTGCGAAACTAAATTTCGTAATTAATTCAGTAACTTGCGCCATTAATTAGACTCCGTAAAGTGGCGCTGAATGTCGTTTTGAATATGTTCGAATTCAATCGCATCCAGCAGTTGAGGGGTGTCCCATTCGTTCAGTTCGTTAACGGTGCCGTAACCCTTTTTTGCAAGCATGAAGATCATTTGATCATCTTCACTTACATTCGAGAACTTGACAAAATTCTCGTTACCGCCAGGTTTTAAATGAAATCCTAGTCGGTACGGCTTACGCCCAAAAAAGGGAAACTGATCACCGGTAAAGCGGTCAACGTAAAATTAACATAGTCCTCCGGGTATACGTCCCAGTGCGTCGGTATCTTGCTAATCAGTGAATCATTGAACGTTACATGATCATGAATCACCGCTTCAACTGCTTCGAAATCTGGCCAATCAATAAAGCTAAAATCTTTGATGGCAATCATTGGCTGGACGCGACTCATAAACGCAAAAACCTTACGGCGCTTTTTATGATTCATCTTAACGAACTTGTACGAACGCTCGTTAATTTCCATTTCCTGATCATCATAAACAGCTTTGACCATGGCCATAGCTGCTGCTGATTCGTTAGTGGTAGTCATAACAACCCTTACAAGTTACGTTGGCATGAGCGGAATTGTAACGTGTATTCCATCAAAGCGTTACCATCGGTATCATTAAACGTTTCCGTTGGTTGCGTAGTGATAGAGCCAGACTCAAGAATCCACGACTCAACACCGGCGATGCCATCTTTAAGAAAGTTCTCTTTTAGGCTGCCATTAAAAACGGTAATACCTTCGCCGTTAATTGCCGAATTCAAAAAGATATCAGAATCAGATTTGCGCTGAACTCGGGCAACCAAACTATAAGAGTCGCCGTCCGTTCGCTCATTAATGTTAACCCCATTTTTGGCGTTAACGTGACTTGTTAACGGATTTAAAGGAGTCATTTCTAAAACATCGCCAACGCCTAGGTCATTGATCGGCGTACCGTTCAATATAAGCGTTGTGCTGTTTGCATTCAGTACAATGGTTGACATTTAAAACCCCTTACTCGTTAAAATTAATGATGATGTCAGC